TATTAACAAGAGTTACCATCTCATCTGACATGGATTTAACTTGTTTATTCATCTCCTTGCTATTTTTTACAGCTGAGTAGAAGGATGTTAAGTTACTAGAAGGAAAGCCAAGAGCAGTTAAAAGAGCTTCTGCTGTAGGATTATTAGCTCTTATAATCTTCTGTCCATGACCATCAACATAATATCCAGTATTATAAATAGCTATTGCTTTTAGTAGATTGTTAGTTGAGCTAGGTATTCTCATTAAGCTATTCATTAATTCTTCAGCAGTGAGTTTGATAGGTACATCACCACTCATTCTTAAAATAGTCACAACTCTTCCTAAAGATGTATTAATCCTAGATTCTGCCGATACAGCAGGAAGTATTTCTCTACCACTTACTTGCTCACCTAATATAGCTGATGTTAGTGTTGAAACAAAGCTATAAAGTGCAGGTGTACCTGCTTGTAACATTGACATACCACTAAAATCAACAGGAGAACCTATTGCCTTCTTAGAAGCTAACCCAATAACACCATATGTATATGCAGCAAGAGCATCTCTATAGTCAACATGAGCTTCCTTAGCTAACTCTAGAACATACTTTGACTCAATGCCATCAGGATTGCCATAAGGTGTTATTGAGTTATTACCTGTAACCCCACTCCTACCATATAGGACAACCTGAGAACTAGCAAATCTAAGTTTCTCTGGAACTGTTAAAGTCTTTCCAAAAAGAGTTTCAATAGATTTAGTTGTAACTTGGAAGAACATCAAAGGCAATCCCATTAATCCTTTCTGGAAAGGTGCTCTATTTGTTATATCCATGTTGAAGTTTAAGTCATGACTTCTTTTAAAGATATGATTCATGACATCTTCATCACCTTTTAAAATAGCATCTCTACCAAACTTTTCAAGAGCTTCTTGATAAGCAACAGCAAAGGCTACTCTTCTGTTGGTTGTTTCACCTGCTTTATATAACACCATGTTATCGAAGATAGATGAATACCATAAGTCAGGTTTTGATAATTTACTATTCTTACCTAAAACCTTAGATGAAACTCTTGATGTAAACTTAGATGTCATATCTCTAAAGGTATTCCAACTAGCAACATCTTTACCATCAAAGAAGTCAGCATTTGCTAGTACATTCTCTTTCATTCCTGTTCTAGCCCATGTAGCCATCATTAAAGCTAAATCATCTAAAGCTTGAGTAGACATCTTAGCACCCTTAAAGATTTCTTTAGCTAAACTAAATCTACCAGTAGTACCTGTTTCAAGAGCTAACTTACCACCAAGTAAATCAAAAGCTGCTAAATCACTTGCCATACCTAAGGCTTTAAATCCTTTAATAGGAGAGATAGCTAAGATGTTCTGTATGTTAGATAGAGTAAGAACATATTGCCTAGGGTTAAACATGCCAAGGTACATAGTAGCAACAATACCTTTTACCTTAGATAATGCTCTACCATTTAAAGCATACCCTGCTACACCTGCTCTCATCTTATTAAAGATATTTGAAACATCTTCACTTCCAGTTGGGATAGAATTAATTAAAGATGCCATATTCTTAGCTACATTAGAGTTATCTCTAGCTAAAAGAGATGTTGCTTCTAATGCTTCTGTAGCCTGAGTAATCTTTCTTTTAAAGTCTTCAGGACTAACACCACTAGGAAGTTTAGAGGAATCGATTTTAGTTAATGCTTCAGAAATAGCTTCAGAGTTGAAGTTACCAAAAGTAGGTTCAAACCCTTTAGTATATTTAGCTAAAGTATTTAATAGTCTTTTCTGGTCAGCTAATACATGAGGAACAAAGTTATACTCTCTCATTAAGTTTTTAACATATTCTCCAGTAGCAATTAAAGGTGATTTATAGTTAGGTTTAGCTTTATCAAAAGATTGTGAATCTGAATTGAAAATCAAGTGTTTTAATTCACCACTAGCATTTCTTTCAGAACGATACTTACCTACAAATAATCCTTCTGCTACATCTGACATCTCTCTACTATTAGCAGTAGAAGAAAAGTCAACAACACTAAAACCATTTTTACCATGAAAGTGTTCAAAAGCTTTCTTCATAGAGATTGGGTCAGAAATATATCCTACAGCTTCTCCCTGCGTCTCTTGTTACATTCTTAACAACCATACCTAAAGCATTATCAACTACCAAAGGAGTATAGTTATGTTCTCTCTTCAATAATCCTTGAGATGGAAGAGCGAAGGTCTCATCGTTTTTAACTAAAGCAAACTTAGCACTTTTAGTTGGAGTTACCTTGTGTGTGTCTCTTAATCTAACTAATTGATAACCTTGTTCATATAGTTTATCAAACTCCTCTGCTGTACTAGGAGACTTATTAAGAATACCATGTACTTCTCTATCAAGATTAACAGCAATATTATCACCAAATCTCCCCTTAGATAATCTAAAGTCTCTAAAAGCTGATTCAGAATCACCATGAACTTTACCTAATACTTCAGAGTCTTTACTGCCAATGAGTCTAAATCCTTTAGCATTTGCTTCTGCAATCATCTGATTATCAGCAAAGTGATAGAGGTTATCCATCATATTAAAATAATGTTTAACTACAATAGCTTCTTGTCTTGTTAAATTACCTTCATCCATTATCTCTGTAATAGTAGCAGGAGTTTGTTTCTTAGTTAAATGTAGAATAGCAGCATTAATCTTCTTATTCTGTTTACTAGAAGTTCTACTAAACATTTCCCTTAAACTCTTAGAGATGTATGTAGAGAATATCTCAGAAGAGTATACATTAGACCTACCTTGCTGTAACATCTTATCTGTTCTATTAGTCCCTTTAAAGGCCATAGAAGTAAAATAGTTAAGTATAGGGTTCTTAGCATTGAAATCTTCTGAGATATTAAAAGGTTGTTTTACATGGTCAAGAGTAATAGGGATATCAACTCTAATAATAGGCTTACCTTTACCAGTAGAGACTTTCATTCTATAGAAAGACCCACCTGCATCAGTGTGTTTTAATTCTGCACTTATTGGAGTTGAACCATAACTCTTCTCTATTTCTGCATAAGCTTTATCTCTAAATTTCTGTAGCTCCTCTTGTGTAAGTTTAATCTCTGGAGACTTAGCAACAACATCACTGATATTTGTCATTGCTAGATGGCCTTTCAAAGCATTAGAGATTAACTCCTCTCTTTCAACAACATCACCTGTTGACATATTAGTGATAGTACCAAGTCTAACTAACTCAGCTTCTGGGATACCTGTCATCTTAGAGAACTTCTTAACAATAGCTACATCATTAAGGCTTGCAGAGTGTTTAGATAGGGACTTAGATACAGCTACTAAATCATCTACATTAGCTACATCTTTTAATGATTGTATCTCCTTTATAATTTTAGCACCTGTATACATACTCTTAGCACCTTTAACAGCAATAGCACCAAGGCCAACAATAGGTATCATAGATGCAACATCAAAGACTACATCAAAAGAGGTAGAAGCTACTTCACCTGCCTTTGTATATGAGATGACATCATTCCATAAAGTCATAGCTTCTATACCATTAAGTGTTGAGCTATTAAATAATGCTTTCTGAAAGTCTTTAATAAATCTAGGTCTTTCTTCAATAGGCAAGTTCTTATAGTAATTTCTTACACCATCAATACTTGTAAAAGACTTACCACCTGTATGTAGGTTTACAGAAGCATTAATCTCAGCTAAAACACTATCAGGTAAAACAGCTTCACTTACAAAATTCTTACCTGCTGTAACAAAGTTGATATTACCTTTATCATCTACCATGTTAAAATGTTTTGCAATCTGATTTAAAGCTAAGCTCTGATAAACTAAAGTAGCTGAAACATCGTCTTGGTATCTAGTTGATAATGCCTTATAGTCTTTAGGTTGATTGTCTAAAGCTACCTTATACTTAGAGATAACTTGTAATTGCTTATCACTATGAGTAGGAGTAATGGTACTGTCAATTGCTTGGTTAGTATTCGTATCTACCACATCAGCTAAATCATTCTCTACTTTATCCATAGAAGCTTGATAGTCCATTAACATTTTATTGTGAGTTTGTTCTTCACTAAACCCAGTAGCTAATAGTTCTGATGCAACTACAGCTTTAGATGTAACAGATGTATTAGCTGTATCTGACTTCTTAGGAGGTAGAGCTGGTACACCACCATCTTGTACATGGTTTGCACCAATGAAAGGAATAGCTGTATTATCTTGTTGTGGTTGTTGTTGTGGCTGAGAAGCACCCTGAGAGCTCGTAGGAGCTCCACTGGGAGTACTTGTAGCACTAGGTGGTGTAGTTGTATCAACTGGAGTTTTCTGTCCATCTACGGGCTTTACTTGAGCTTCCATGTTACTTCCTTATTATTTAAACCAACCATCTACTGTACTTTTATTGTTATTATAAGCAGTACCCCCTTGAGAGACTACTGAGCTAAACAGTTTATAATCACTAGCTGATTGTCTTGCTCTAACTCCTGCTTGATTAAACAGGTAGCTTTCATGTGCTGATGTTTGACTTAATCCAGATAAAGTATTACCTGTTAATCCTAAACCAATAGCATTACCTTGTGCTGATGCACTTTGAGCATTAGAGCCATCAAGAGAGCCTAGTAAGTTAGAACTCTCAGTTCCTCCAAGTCCTCCGCTAGCAACACCTGCGGCTATCATACTTGCTTGTCTAGCTCTATTATCTCTTAAAGCTTTCATTCTTGCTAAATCATTGTTATATTTAACTTGATTAGATTGAACTCTTTGAGCATCTTGTTGTGCTTGGAATTGTCTATCAGCGGCATGTTGTTGGTCTTCCATTGCTTGTCTTTGTTGGTTATGTTCAACAAGGCCACCTACAACACTTACTACACCAAGTGTTAATGAAATTGGGTCTGCCATGTTATTCTCCTTTATCCCATACTAAGATATTATAATTCTCTTCTCTTACAAGAGAAATACCTATGTTTAATTTATTTGCAAACTTGATTATATCGCTTGTATCTTCTTCTTTATCTAAAATAGAAAATAAAGGTTTATCTGAAGAATAGTTTACAAGTTCATGTACACAAGCTCTAGTTAAGGAGTAAGACCATTTAAGTTCAACTCCTTCAACAAAGAACATGTTGTATCCACCAACAGGAACAATAGCTACAATACCATCTTTAACTTCATAGTATAATGTAGCATTGTCTTTAAATGTATCTAACATCTCTAAAGAGATACCTTTCCTATTGAAGACTGCTTTTTCAACTTCTGTAATCATCTTTGTCTCCCTTCAACCTCAAGAACATACCCTTTAAGTTCTAAGTGTTTATTACCTTCAGATTTAATGTCTAATTGTAATGCTCTACCAGAACCTCTTAATCTCCTTTTAGTTGTATGTATTTTATAATCATAGCTATCACCATTACCACCAAAAGAAACAAATCTAACACTAGCATAGGTTTGAAACCATTTACCAATCTTACCTGTTAATGATGATGTACTGTAATCCCAAACAGGCCTAACTAAACAAGAGCTCTCATCTTCAATAATAACATCTCCATTAACATCAGTGTGAGATATTGATTCAGTTCTTTCTAAATCAGAGATTAACCTAAATACTTGTTTAGTTCTGTATAAGTCTTTAAAGTTATAAGCACCAATAGATACAGAGCTAACATAGGGGGTAGTACTACCATAATCAATGTATTGAGGGTTAATAAAGCTACAAGCATAACCATCAACAAAGAATATTGCTCCATAAGGTATTTCCTCTTTAGTATAGCCCAATGGGTAGTTATTGTTAGATGTTGTAATTGGGTATACCTTTAGATTTGGTAATGATACACCTACCTCAACAGGTACAGTAGAGGTTATATCAAATAGATAAAATGAACCAGTAGATAACCTTAGTACAAGCATCTTGTCAACAAACAACATGTACAATATACCAACCTCTGGGTCAAAAGTTACTTTAGAGTTTATCTTTTGTGATTCACTTAATTGTCTAAACCAAGTATCTAGCTTACCTTTTATAATACTATTAAATTTAACTCCTCCTAAAGAAGAATCAAGTTGTATTGTATAAATACCTCCAACACCAATGTAAACTAAAGAACCTAACATAGTTGAAATAGATGCTTTAGAGAATGCAGGTATCTCACTTACTTTAGAGACTCTATGAGATAGATGAGTAAACCCAGAGTTAACTCCATCACCACTGATTGACCAAACACCATTAGAAGCAAATACTAATAAAGTAGAACCTAGGACTCTTAAATCAAATATTCTACCTGCTTCTGGGATTACAATATACCCACCATCTGTATCTAAAGGATTAGGTGCAGTTGAGGATGTAGGGTCTCCATCTTGTCTACATACACCTGCACTCTTTCTATTTGTTAGAACAGGTGAGTATAATACAACTCCATTTAAATCAGGGTGGCTACTAAAACCTGCATAGAAGATTCTAGCTGAGAAGGTCTCTAGACCATTAGCATACCCTGCTGATGATTCAACTCTACCAATAGAATGTAGATAGGTCTCTATTTGACCTTGACTCCAAGATGTTGTGTCAGATGTATCTAGTGTACTTGTTACATTTGTAGAGAATGGATTGTATGTTAAAGCACCTTTAGATGAATCAATTAATGTTGAGTAAGCATCACCAACAATATTTTGTGTTCTAAATCTAGTTTCACTTGATGCACTAGCATTAACAGATACACCTAAGTTTGGGTCATCGGATAAAGAAGGATAAACACCTTCATTAGTTTTAAACCAATGTACATCTTTACCTACTGTACCAGAAGTATATTCTTTAACATCTCTAAACCAACCTTGGTTCATTAAGTTATATTTTTGGTCAGTAGCTAATGTAGGTGGTCTATAACTAGAAGTATGTAGAGTCCCTCTTAAATCTCTCATCTCTAAGTTATAATCTAGTCTTGCTTGTAATATACCAGCAGAAGATAGTTCATAACTAACAAAAGCTGTATATGTTGATGTTGTTGTAGCAGAGTAGCTTACAAAGATTCCTCTAGCATTTGCTGTAACACTTCCTTTGAAAGCAGTAACACTAGGAACAATACTAACTGTACTTGTAGTAGCCAGTGTTGTTAAGTTTACAACAATTAATCTACTATGACTTGTTAAGAGAACTAAGTATGAAGTACCACCTAAGTTTAAGTGTGTGTGGTCTCCATAAGCTTCCCCATTAGTTGTATCAATATATTGAGTTGCAGATACTTTATCTAACCCTTTTCTCCTACCTAGACTTTTATCTACTTTAACTTCCATATTACTACAAGCTGACATAGCATTCTCTGGGAAGTTCTCAGGAGAAGCATCAGAAATAAAACCATTAACAAAGTTATTATATTGAGCAGGAGTTGGCATTATCGTCTCCCATAGTTAGGTAAAGGAATCTCTTTAGCTAAATTACCTTCTGATTGAATAGCTTTGTATCTACCCCTACGAGCATATTGTTCTGCTTTAGGGTTTGATTTCTGAGCAATCTGAACAAAGGCTAATGACTTAGCTTCTGCTAAAAGATAAGGAAAGTTCTCACCTTGTAGTTCAGGAATAAAATCATCTTGTTGTAACCATGTAGGAGTTCTATATCCAAAGCATAGTGTAGTTGAAGGTAAGATAGATGATGTTGTTTTATTATCAAAAGAATCGAAGTAAACCCTATTACCATCAATAGATGTCCATGTAATAGGTAATCTATTTGTTAATACTTTATATCTAATATTCCCATCAATAACCTCTTTAATACCACCTGATTGGTTAGAGTTCAAAGCATAAGCTTTCTTAAAGAACACTTCAGGTTCTTCAAACTTAACCTCTGTCATCTTCCCTTTTGTATCTACAATATTAATTGAACTAATCTTAGATACTTCAGTAGGAACTGTAAGAACAGTCGGTCTATTAACATCACTTAAACCATTTAAGTTAAATGTTACTTTTAGGAAATCCCAATGTTGTTGTGTAATAATTTGATAATATGACTCTCTGATAATCTCAGAAACATCTAGTGCTGTCTGTGTATCTCCAATAGAGTTTATTTCATCTTCATTCAATGAACCCATGATGCTCTGAGTCATTTCAAGTAAAGTCATCTTCATTTCTATATCCTTTTAATTAAACTTCTAATGTTGTTAAATAATAATGAAGTCTTCCTATTAACTCTGATTCATTAACCCAACCACCTGCTAAGTTTCTAGGTAAAGCATATTTATTACCTTGCTTAATCTTTTGTTGTAAGAAGTATAATCCTGTATACCCTTTTACAATCTTCATCTTAGCTTTATCAAGCAGTTCTTCTGTTGTAATACCTGTTAGCTCTTCTTTGGTGAATGCAGGCTTCTTTCTCTTAGGTCTTCCACCTTTGTTAACTGGTTTACTTTTGGGTTTAGTTTCAGTTGTTTTATCTGTCATATAACACCTTTATTTTAAAGTTAATAGAAAGACCCCTTATAGGGTCTTATAATACCCCTGAGAGCTCCTTAGAAGCTCATACAGAGGACTTGTCTAGGTTTTAATGTCCTAGTATGCTGTAGCACTAGAAGCGATTGTAATCAATGCCTCAGGACGCTGGATACCAAAGCCCCAACGAGCAGTTGAGTAGAACTCATCTTGTCGTTTAGGAACATTACGGAATCCTTCCATCCCAGGAGACTTACGCCAAGCACTCATAAGAGGTTTGGTTTCATCATCAGCTAAAGACATGAACACATTAGCTTTCATTCCTGTAACAGCAGTTGCAGTAGTAGTAGCACCAGAATAAGCATCAGCAAAGTTCTGTAGTGAAGCATCAGTTGATGCTAGAGTATTAACACGGTTTGAGATGTAGATATCAAATCCGAAGATATTACCCATGAACTTATTGTTCTTAGCAAAACCAGTATCTAAAACATCTTGCCAATGTTGCTCATTAGAGAAAGCATAGCTTCCAACAAGCTTGTTCAAAGATGCTTCAACAACTGGGTCAACAATAGCAATACGATTCTCATAAGGAATGTTTGCTTTATCCATTGCTAACTTAGCAGAGATGAAGTCATCTAAGATAAGTTGTCCTGCTGTACCACCTGCTAACCAACGATGAGGTACACCGTTTACAATACATTGGTTACCTGCTGTAACTCCACCTGGGTAGAATCCTGCATAAGCATTACCTGCAAGTTTAGTTGTAGCAACGATTTGGTCATTACCACCTGCTGTAAATAACATATCTGCTTCATAATCAAGCTTCAAGGCACGAAGATGTTTACGAGGCATTGAAGCTTCAATCTCAGCGGCCTTATAACTATCTTGTTTAAGCTCATCAGTAACAGCTGTCATTGCACCTTTATACTTGGTGATTCTAAGCTCAATGTTGCTTACATCAATCTTCTGTTGATTGCTAACAGACATATCAGACTCTTCAACAACATCTGTAACTGTAATCTCACCCATTTGAGGGATTAAGATTCGAGAACCATCAGAGAATTCAGATACATCACGAGATAATCCTTCTGGCAAGAAATCATCATAAATCATCTCTTGCATCATTTCACTATAAAGTGCTGCTCGAATTACTGGGTTGTTGTTTGCAATAGTACCATCATTAACATAAGTACCACCACTAGTTGTTCCATTAATAGGCATATTCTATTTTCCTTTTGTTTAGTAGAGAGGGATACCTTTCTCGGCTGATAGTTTAGCGGCTCTTTCTTTTAAAGCTACTTGTAACTCTTTCCCTTTCAATTTATATAATTTAACTTCTTCTTTAGGTTGGTTAGATATAACAGCAGAAGAATTGATTCCACCTGAAGTAGAAGAAGGAGTACCTTGTACTGTACCACCATCTAGTAACAGCTTAGCAAATGCATCTGGTGAAGATGATGCTAACTGCTCTACTTGTTCAGGTGTCATAGATAAAGCCTTAGCTTTTTCTAAAACAACTTCCTGTGCTTTCTCACCATACTTGCTAACCATAGCTTCCTTAGCTTTCTCTAAATTAGACATTAAAGCTGAAGTCTTCTCTTTGTTAGCAATTGTTTGCTCAACTAATTGAGCGATTTGTTCAGCACCTAAAGTTTCAGGTTGGGTGTTACCTTGTGGCTGTTGGGCTGGTTCTTGTTGTTGATTGGTCTGATTCAACATTTCTAATTTACCTTCTAGTTCTTCTGAATAAGTGGATTTATTTGTAACCTCTGCTCTTAGAGCTTCATTCTCCTCCTTCAGCTGTTCAATAAAAGCATCTGCATTTACCATCTTCTTTAAGACTTCTTCCTTTGAAGTGAAAAGTCTATCTCCATAAACCAAAACTGGTTCTTGACTGTTTGCTTTGCTATCACCTTCATTAGTATTAGCAGGTTCATTAGGTTTCTCTTCTGGTTTGTCTCCAGAGAATAAGGTTGACTTGTCTGTCATTGTTTACTCCATTAAAGTAGGTTAATTAACTCTTTGAAAGCAGATGTCCTGCCATTCTTATGAGCTTGATAATAAGCCCAAGCAGGCTTATCGTAATCAGAGATTGAAGAAGCATAAGACTCATTTAGTTTCTGTTCTAGTATTTTTTTAAATAACTTTCTAAACTCTTTTGAGTGGATATATGTTTCTTCAACATCTTTAATATTATCATTTAGTTTCTTAAATGCAGAAGGTAGTGTTTCCATTTACCCTCCCCCTTGTTGTGCTTGTACATCAGATGGTTGACCACCTCCTTGCATCATTTGCTGAGACTGTTCAGCATTATTGACTTGAGCATCTGCTCTAGAAACAGAATTATGAGCCGACTGTTGTAATTCCTCTTGAACATGTTGTTTAATCTGTTCAATCATACCTTGCTCTTTAATTCTGACCCCCTCTTCAAATAACTCTGGTTCACCTAATAACTCTGCTGTCATACTAGCAAGCTTAACACCTGAAATGTTAGCAGAGATTGCTGGGTCTGAAAGGATACTATTGTTATACTGTAATAAGTCTTGAAACAGTCTGTTCTTATTAGCAATGTATCTAGCACCTCTGGCCTTTAAAGTACCTTTAATAGATAAGTCTTCTTTTGTAATAGTTAAGAACTTCTTAATACCAAGTTCATTATCCATAACAGAGACAACATCATACCCATCAAACATTCTCCTTGACATTTCTAAGAAGTCATTAACCATTGGCTCTAAGAACTCTCTTTCGAATTGTGCTAACTTATTAATGAATACTCTATTAGCTGAATTATCAAGAGATTGTACTTCAAAGGCAGTCTTCTCACCTGGGGTTCTGAATCCCATTGCTGTCTTAGGAGCTCCTGCCATTTCCTCCATTGTACTTTCTAACTCTCTGATGTCTATATTAGTTTGAAGAATAGATACATCAGGATGGACAATATTGAAAGAAGCCTCATCGTTAAGATAAGCAGTAGCACCTGGTTTCCATCCTTCAAAAGCAACATCACCTTTAATAACAACCACTGGCTGTGATAGCATATCAAACACATCTGATTTCAAATTCTCCAAGTGGTCAATTCTATACTGCAACCCTAATAAATTATCTAAAGGAGACATTGCCCATAAACTATCTGGTCTCTTCTTCCAAGATGCTTGATAGATATATTGACCTCCATACCAAGATTGAGAAGACTCATCTGAGATTAGGATATTACCATCTACAACAATAACATGTCTATCACTATAAACCTCTTGTGTAGACTTATCATAATAGCTTCCAAAGAACTCTAAGATTTCAACTAAGTCTGAATCTAAATAAGACTGGTAAGTATTAAAACCTGCTATCCTATAACTAGCATCTTTATGTTTATCTCCTGATGTAGATGTTCTTGCTCTAGCTCCTTTAATATCTTTAAGAAAAGGTTCATATACTTTAAAAGAAGGTTCTTTGTTAATCTTCTCTATTAGTGTACCAATAGGCATAAGAGTTCTTATAATTTTAGGAGATTCTTCAAAAGAAGTGGCAGTGGGGTCAAACACAATATCATAAGGACTAATACGAACTGGTTTAGCTCCAACATACTTTGTAACAACCTCACCTGACTCTTTATCAAAAGTAACATCTCTGATATATTCTAGTCTAGCAAAAGCATTACCATAATCAATCCAATCATAAACTATCTGAGAAATAAATTGGTCAAAACCAATACTCTCTAATTTGTTTGTTGTGAACTTCTCTGCTATCTGTGCTTTCTCTTTAGCATTAGATACCATTGGGCTTGCAACAAAAGATAACCATCTATCACTAGAGAACTCTGACGCCATATAGTTAGAATGTAAGTTCTCTCTTATCTGAGCTAACTTAGGTCTTGTTGTTGAGTTCTTCCAAGGTAAGGAAGCATTCTGAGTATCTCTGGTAGATGTAGCATAAATGTATCTAGTTGTATCTTCCCAGTCTTGTTCTCTTCTTTGCCTATAAGAGACCCACTCTTGAAACTTATTAGCAACAGTATTTGCTAGATTAGTTTTAGAGTTAATTGTAATAGAACTCATATAGTTCCTCCAAATCTTGAATTATATTTAACTGTGTTATTGTTATTAACAAGAAAGCTTTGTCTTCTCATTGGCTTGATACAAACCTCAACAGCAGAAGCAAGAGCATCTTTTAAATCATCATGTGGCGGTCTAGCCATAAGAAGCTCCTCTTCAAGAGCAGTTGTATATCCACCTCTATTATGATAAACACCTAGGTTCTCATAACGATGATTAAGTACTGCCCCTATCCTCTCTTCTTTTTTCCCTTTAGGCCTAAACTCTTCAATAGATAACCTCATACCCTCTCTTGTTATATAATCTTTTAAATCTCTAACAATAATAGATTGAGCGGCTGTTACCTCTGCTCTAAGTTTATTGAATTGCCAATTAGAATGTAGTTCAGCAACATGCTTAAAGTACTCAGCGATACTATCTGTCCTAAACCTATCTAAATCTAAAACATATATATTACCATCATAATCTATTCCTACAACTGCAATAGCAGTATAATCAGATTTAAACCCTTTCGTATAAGCAAAGTCAATTGAAGCATAAACATTTAATGGTGAATCATTGTAATTCCATCTACCGTCAATATACTTTAATCTTTTTGGATTATAATACTGAAAGAAACTTCTCTTAATAGGATTATCTTCTGAATTGTTTGGGTCATTGTAATACTGAGCAAAGAACTGTGTTCTATCTGTATATTCAGCTTCAATAATTGCTAAGACCTGTCTATTGAAACCAAACCATTTACCATCAGGTCTCATCTCTCTAGGCCAAAGGAACTCACCATTCTCTTCTACAACTCTCTCCATTATTTCCCAAAGAGGTTCAGAGCTTACCTCATTACCTTCTTCATCAAATATCTTAACCTTCTGAGCCTTCCAAGTATTATATTGGTCTCTTGGGTGATAACGAGTACCTACTGCTTTTAACAAACCTCCTGCATTCTTAATTGATGAAATCTGAGACATTGCAGATGATACTTTAGTTCTACCTTCTTCTGTGTAAGCATTGTCAGGGACAACAACATCATCTGCTATAACTAAGTCTGCATGAAGACCTGTGGTGTTTGTTGTTAATCCACAAGCTACAATTGTCATATCCCTTATCCCCTCACTCTTTCGAATAGGGTGGTCAACTGCAATCTCTGTAGCAGACCATTTCTCCCTTTTACCTTCTTCCTTATTAATCATATCAGGGAAAAGTAACATGTAAGGTTTACTTGTCATTATATTCTTAATAGCATATAATTGCTTCTCAGCTAAGTTAGTTGTTGCTGAGATATATAAACAAGTAGCTTCTGGGTGATTAGTTATATACCAAGCTACATATACAGCAATAATATGACTCTTCTGATGAGCACGAGGTATTAGAGCCAATTGGTTAGCTCTTGCTTTAGGTCTTGTTAGCCAAGAACATAACTCTTTATGTACATCCCCATATAATCTCTTAGGGTTCATAACCTGAGCAAAGGTGAACAAATCTTTCTTGCAAAGAACTCTTAGGTCTTCGACTTCTTTTGCAGTTGCCATATACTATCCTTGTGTGTTATAATACTCTACCATGTTTATAAGCTTCAATTGACTTGCCACCAAAGTAGAAACTAAATACAGTTAAAGCTAAAAGTTGAACTAAGTCTAAGTACTTCTTATCAATCTCAATACCAAACATATTACCAAATACCATAATCATAATTAAACTTAACATTAGGTATAATGTAATTGGTCTTGCTGATTTAGTTAAGAAATTACCTTGGTTATCACTTTGTAATCTTTTGGTTAATTCACTCTCATAACCTAAATCTAGTTGCTTCATTTCTACATCATGTTGGAGTCTAGTCTTTTGAGACTCATTCTTTTTCTCCATTCTCTCTTCATCTGAAGTGAAAAGGTTATCTGCTACTTTACCAACACTATCAACTAAACCACTGCTTAAAAAACTTAAAAATCCCATATCATCACCCTAATGTTCTTCTAACCCAACCATAAAAATACTTTCTATTCTTCTGATTGATTTTAACTAAGTGAGCATATCTAGCTACTTTAATTAACTTAAATCTAAGGAGTAATAACTCTTCATCAATTGAGTTAATAGCTTGTAATGTTTTATCACCAATGTGGCCATCTACTGTAACACCTAAGCAAGTTTGTAATAACTTGGCTGTAGTAACAACCCCCATGTTAACAGCAGTGTCAAGAATATCAGTAGCAATAGTATCAGAAACAATAGAGTCTCCTCTAATCCTATCCCAGTAATCTTTCTTATAGATTTCTTTTGCTTGTTCAACTGTCAAGCCTTTAATATTTAAATCAGGATAACTTCTTTTAGAGATGCCAAAGTTAGTTTCTCCTCCAGAGTCATTTGGGTCATTTACATAACCACCCTCATGTTCTAATATAACCTTAACTGCTTCATCAAAGTTTGCCATTTGTTTCTTCCTCTTTGATAACTTCAAAAGTCTTCATAGCTCCAAGCTTCTCAGTTATAATCAATTCTATTAGATGAAAACTTCTAGTT